TGCGCGGCGCTCAATTGCGCCGCTGTCTCGACCACACCCTCTACCCTTAGCCAACTCTTCGCCCCGCAACTCCAACACTTAACATCTACCATCTCGCCATTTACTTCATACTGATATATCGTCCCTCCACATCTCTTACACTTGGGTCCGTTGTCAGTAGCAAACCAGTTAGACGGATACGCCCAGCTCATGATTTCCCCTCCGCTTTTGGTAGATGCCAGGTTTCGTGACACTCGGGACAGCCGTAAACGTCCTTGCACAACGCAACGGGCAGTAGATCGGGACGGTGGCATCGGTTGTTCGGGCAAACGCCCGTAGCGAGTAGGGCGTTGTACAGAGCGATTCGATCCTCTCGTTCGTAGTCCATCTCAACCTCCCATGCTAGGCGAGAGCATACGCCCCCGCCTAGCGATTGTCAACCCTTATTTACGCTACCACACCCTCAGCCAGTCTCATAGCCCGATCCTTGAGCGCATTCCCCTGGCTAAACTGCGCCGAGTACATCCTATTCGACGCATCCGTCCCTCGCATATGATCCACATAGTACGTAACCGCATTGAACGCCCCGTACAGCGTCCCCGGCACAGCGCCCGGTGCCTTATTGTATGCCGCCATCAGCATATCCAGCCCTCTCGGCATCCTGGCATCATCCTTGCTTTCGTCCTTGATAAACGCTCGACTATCATCCACGCTCGCCACAATCACCTCCGCCCGGTCATCGCGCTCAGTCTTGAGCAGCAGGCGAAAGTAAGCCTCAGCCTGATCTGTCTCAAGCTGTCGCTCTGCAATCCAGGTCATCCTTGCCTGAAGCTCTGCCCATTCCCTCGCATACGTCTTGAGCCCGAGATGCGTCCGCACCCGATCCTGCGCAGCGATATCAAACACCGCCGAATGATTCACCCTATACTCATTCGCGCTCTTACGCCGAAATGCATTCGCGAACGTGTTATAGCAAAACACCCGCACTGCAATAAACTTCGCGGTCGTCGCCAGTGACTTGTTAGCGCTGCTATAAAGCAGCACATAGCTAAGATGCTTATCCCCCTTGATAGGCTCGAAAGCATCGCCCGTATTGGCCAGCGCCCAATAGATCGCCCCACCTTTAAGCGTCCCCGCGCTTTCAATCTCAAGCCCAGCCTTACCGCTCATTTCGCGAAAGAACTCAAGGACGGTGCGCGGCTGTACAACCTTATATTTGTCAGCCACAGTAGACAGCGCTACCCCATTATCAGAACGATACAGCACGTTAGCATTGCCCATCGTGCGCTCAATTCCCCGCGCACTATACCTTACCGGTGCGCTAAGAATTGAGAAATCAAACCCGCTGTCCTTCACCCATTCCTCCGTTGTCGCGCCCGCTGTCATTTGCTTTCCGACCTGCATCCACGGCGCCTGATGTCGAAACGCGAGCCGGTCACTATTGCTTACCTTCATTGCCTTATCCTCCACATTCAGACGTTAAGTAACTCTCACCTATCACCATACTACACTCACTCAACCATGATGTCAAGATTTATTTTCAGCTATTCGCTTCCTCCTCAAACCTCTCAAGCGCCCTGATAGCGTGCCACACATCATAACCCCTGCCCAAACCCTTCCTCTTATCAAACCCCATCGCGGCATACTCAGCGCGCAATGCAGCTAGCTCCTCCCTCACATCGGCTTTGTCGCTGTCATCCAAAGGTGACATAAGGTAATTCGACCAATGTTTAGACATGTTCTACCCCCTTCCCTTTATGCCGTACGCTTCGTCGCGCTTGATACGCACACAATCCGAACAATGAAACTCTGGGCTAAGCGCCGGATACCTCACCAATCCATCACCATATCCGAACTTGATTACATGCACTCCATCCGTTGCACCGCATGCCGGAGTAGGTACTCTCGGATCCTCATGCTTATCAGCCGACAAGAAACGCTCTTTCGAAACATGCAACCTAATCATATCTCACCCCTTCACCACGAACCCAGAGTTATCTTTCTTTGCCTTGCCTTTCGCCCGCAGACCTACCACAACACCTCTTCCATCATGAAACCTTACATCATCCACATCGCCGTCAATCACCGGAAACCCATTCCATTCCTCTGGCAATGGCGCGCCCTTGCGCGTATCAAACACGACCGCAACATTTCCGCCGCGCGCCAACACATCCAAGCATTCGCGCTCGTTCGTCTCACTGCGCGAGAAAGTTAGATGGTAATTCATTGGCCACGCATTACCCAAACTCTCGCACATCCGTCTATAACTCTTTGTGTAATCGTAGAATTGCACATCTTCGAATGTGTGAAATATGCGCGGCGCCAATTCAAACCACGGCAAATCACTAGTCCCATTCAACCTTACCGCAACTTGCACCCTTCCGTCAGCCTTACGCACTAGACGTGAAATATCGTCCATTACCCCGGTAACAAATCCCTCCCTATCGCTATAGAACGCGCGCGTCTTTCTCACGCGTGCTTCCTGAATCTTTGACATAGCACCACGCCCAGCGGTGTTAAGACACGCCGCAGCGCATCCAGCGCTCGCCCATGGGCATACATTCCTTCCTGACAGCGTGAAGGGCGCTAGATGCAAGATCGCCGTCAACACTCCGCGCAGCGCACCCTTAGCTACCTTTGGATTACTCAGTGTTAGAAGTTGCATTGTCCTTTTCCTTCTGAATACTGCCCGTCCCGTTACATTGCGGACAATCAATCGGAATGTGCGATCCGAGGTAACGATAGGGTACAAACCCTAACCCCTCACATCTAGGACACTCTACCTCGTTATGCATTGCCTTTACTCCTCTAACGATGGAATGAATTCCGCATCGCAGAATGCGCACAAAAAGAAAAGCCCGTCAATAGGGTCAATGCGGGCGGTAATAGCAGGCTTTTCGTCGCAGCAATCGCAAAACGGAATCACCAGAGCGCGCTCGGTTTCTTTGTTCATTGCCTTTACCTCCGCGCGTGAAAGACATTATGCGCTGTCAACATGGCGCGCAGTCCGCGTGCCGCGCTTTCAAACCTAGCGCGTCGCTCCTCACTAGAGGAAGCTACGATTTCTCTCTCGGCCAGATCCAACAATTCCAGGGCCGCGCTAACTTGGGCTACCGTCATTTCCTTATCCTCCATTCAACTAACACAACCAATCTACCCCATCAAGCTACCTTTTGCAACATCTTTCTTATGCCACTTTTTGTCACATCAATTTGACAATCATTGTCACCTCACTGACAAAAAGTGTCATATCAAAAGCTCGCGCATGCATAAGATAATGATACACTTAGATATAACTATTTAAATATCCAAAAAATTGGATTTCGCCCAGGATCGACGATCAGACCCTAGTCCATACCCTGGGACGTCCGCGTCCTTGCGTCCAACCTAGACCAACGTAGCGTGTTTGGAACGGTGTTAACGTCTATAGGAATTGTAATAAACCCCTAGGCACAATTGCAATACTTATAGTGACTTTGTAACTTAACGCCCTTTTATGGTGTAGCAATTGCCATGCCAGGAATAGTTACAATACCTATAGCTCACTGTGGAGCGCGTTGGGGCGCGACATTGCATCATCTCTTAACGGTGCTCAAGACCAAACGACCGTCCGCCCCACCATGCCACCGTCCAACGCTGCCAGGTAGCAACGCCCACCATGTGGCACAACAATTGCATCATGTCACATCATCTTATAATTCTTACACCGCTGCGCACATCAACGCACGCAGCACACACACACGAGGGAGTGAGGGGTGGGGGAGCCCCCCGCGCGGAAGAGCTATAGATATAGATAACACTATCAAATTTTTTCAAATTATGCGCGAGGACACATATTATCTCTAAAGTTCCCAAATTTACGTTCAACGCCGTTCAACTCCATTTTCCTCTATTTTTATAACGCTAAGTTGTTGATTAGTAAGGGGTATATCTCTTATATTTTTTTTAATATAATACTACTACTACACACACACGGCGAGAGTACGCTATTAGGGAGGCAGTGATTTTTGGAGAGAGATCTAGGTTAGGGGGGTGAAGATGGTCAATTTGCTCGGTAGAAGGTTTAGATTGTGAGAGTTAGGGTTTCGCACTTGACAAAAAGGGCGGTTGTTTGTATATTGTTTACACTAACAGGAGGAAACAATGAGATGTTCTAGATGTCGAGGCGATAAGGAAGAGGCAGCGTTTAGCGTGGGACAAAGATGGTGTAAGGAGTGTTTTAAGGGGTATAAGAAGCTTAGGAGCAATAACCAGGAGTTTTTGTTGGTGGAGGTAGCTACGGCCGTGGAGAAGGTCGCGGCGAGGATGCCGGGAGTTGAAGGGAGCTGTATTGTTTGTAGAAGAGACACGACATTGTTGGGGCACACTTGTGTGGAGTGTTATGTAGGGATGCATTTGTTCAAGAACAAGCCTGATTTGTTGTGGAAGGCGGCAGATTATTTGGATGGGGTGAGCAGATGAAGGAGTGTGCCGCATGTGGAAAGGCCTTTCAACAGGCACTGCGAGAGATCAGATGCCTCAAGTGTAAGGTAGCAACGTTGCCCAAGAGGGGTGCGATTAAGGCTGGTAAGGAGGCTGCGCAGGTGTTGAGGCTTGTGAGGGCCGAGGAGGCGTTGGCCAAAGCTGGGGGGTTGACGTATAAAAAGATGTCCCAGCATCAGAGAGATATCAATGGAAAGCATTCGGGGTGGTGGACGCCTAAGCAGTATGATTTTACTATTTATGTGGGGCATAGGACGAAGCAGTATGCGGTGAGTGTAGGGAGATGGCGGAAGCGGGCGCATATCGCGATGGTGGAGGAAGGGGGGAAGTGGAGGTTTGTCAATAGGTGTTGGCGTAACCCGCGCGACAGGGCGAGGTTGAAGCAACGCCCCTTGGGTACTGAATGGGGCCTCAAACACCGCGATTACACGTGGATAGGGATGCAGGAGGTGTGTGATTGTGTGGCTTGTGAGGATACTAAGTTATTTAATAGCTTATTGGGGCATTGACACCCAAAGTTCTAAATGCTATACTTTTAGTGTATGGCAAAAACCTTTGGCAAAGCTAAATGCTTGAGTTGTGCTGGCGACATCCCTTACAACGGTAAGGGGCGTCCTGCGCAGTTTTGTGCTCAATGTAAAAGTACCGTCGTCTCGTCAACGAACGTCCCTGCCTCGATTGCCCCACCGGTAGGCCTTAAAGCGCGCCCTCCCGAAGGTGTCCCGCCATCAGTGCTGGACCAAGGCCTGCCTAAGTTGGATGAGCTAGCAGATAAGTACGACAATTTTTTGGCTTATACTGAAGATCCTAACATGGACAAGCAGGTTTTAAGCACAGAACGTCGTATCACTCTGCTAGCTCGCCTCATCATGGAGAGTACGTTGTGGGATGCACGCGGCATGACCAAAAAAGAGAGGTACGATGCTGCCGTCAACGCCATCCGTATACTTGAAGGGTCTAAGAGTAATATTTGGGTCACGAAGGAGAAGGATGAGAAATTGCCACGCTCGCAAGCCGAGTTCTTCAAGGCAAAGGAGGCAAGTGAGCGGAGGATGGTCGAGCTGCTCAAAAAGTACCCAGCACACACCAAAGAGCTTAATGACAACGCCACGCAGGTGGTGGAAGCTGAGCGCCAGCTCACCACAGGCGAGATTGGCGAGGCTTAATAGACATGAATGACGGGTTTGCTTCGAGGAAGTTGTGGTTGAGTGTGGCTTTTATGGTAGCGAGCTTTGGGTTTGGAGTGTGGTGTGCGCACAAGGGTGTGGATTTGAGCAATGCGGCGGTGTTTGTGGGGGCGGTGAGTGCGTCACAGATAGCGTACTTGACAGCTAATATTTGGGAGAGGAAGATCGCCAATGGCAGCTACGGCAAACCAACCACTGACGCCTCAGCAAGAACGTGAGATTAGTGAAATTTGGGATGAGGAGCGCCAGTTGGTGCGCTCGATGGCCCTTAATGATCTGTGGTTTTTGATTAATGAAGTGTTGTGGGCTACACCTTACCCGGGGATGGAGATAACTGAGGCGCAGTTTCATTATCAGGAAGACCTCCATAAGCCGCTGGCAGAGATGGTAACGTCGAAAGCAGCTCCGGGTTGTCGAAAATTGGTCTTAATGCCCAGGTTGCATCGTAAAAGCTACGTTATGACCGTGGCGCACGTTGTTTGGCGTATACTTAATGACCCAAATATCAGGATTTTGATCGTTTCAGCGCTCGATAGTAGTGCTAAGAGGTTTTTGGGTGTAATTAAGCGTATATTTCAGTACAACGAGGGAATTAAGAAGTATTTTCCCGAATTTCACGTCGATCCAAGCGTGCAATTCGGCGATCAGACCGAATTCACCCACCCCCTACGAACAAAAAAGGACTTGCTTGACCCTACAGTGAGGGCTACGTACATGGGTGCCCCGTTGGCGTCGGGTCGTTGCGATATACTTATTTGTGATGACCCCATTGAAAAGAAGCACGTGACGACGATTGAGCAGGCTGACAAGGCGATTTACTTCTTCAACGACCTTATTCCCATCGTGGACAAAAACCCCCGTTATGATATGATCTTCGTGATTGGCACGAGGTGGGCTTTTAATGATCTATATGGGGCATTGCTTGGTGAGAATAGGGGCGATGAGGCGCAGGCAGAGGTAAGTTCGACCACGGCATATGAGAAGTATGTAAGGCATTGCTTGGAGAATGCTGCGGGTGAGCCTGATTTTGACAATGGTAAGCCTATTTTTCATAAAGTATTCACCCGCGCGTCCTTGTTGCAGATGTTAGAGGATTACAAGATCGATCCTAAAAAGGGTGAAGAGGACTGGTGGAAGCAGATGATGAACGTCTGCCAAAGTCCTAAGGGGCGGAAGTTCGAGGAGCAGTGGTTTAATAATATTTGGGTAGATAGGTTGCCCTCAAACATTGTGTGGTCGGGGATAGCGATTGACAGTGCAACGAAGGATGAGCAGATAGTGATGACCGGCGACTTCACTGCTACGTTGGTTGGGCATTTTGACGCTTACGGCCACCTATATCTCACTTGGGGGATGAATAGGGATGATCTCAAGTCACCCGAGTTGATGAATCAGTTGGTGGTCGCGGCTACTGCCATCCCAGGCACCACGCCCGTAACGAATATTGTAAAGGAAAAGGTAGGGGAGGAGATGTTCTTTGGGATGGTGAGATCGTGGTTTACGCAACACCAACTCCCTTGCACAACTTACCCTTGCACTGTGAGGGGGCAGGGGAAGAAAGTTGTGCGTATCACTGAAGCGTTGCAAGCTCCTTTCATGGCCCGGCAGATACACTTCGTTCAAGGCTTCCCGATGTCGATTTTCAATATCATTAGAGATCAATTAATGCACATCGGCCAGTGGGCGCATGATGACCTCGCGGACGCCCTATCGTTGTTTTTTCATAAGGATGTGAGGGTGCGACCGGCGGGTTTTGGGGCGCAGACGTGGGAAGTGCGTAATACACGCCTCCAACAGCCGTCAGCTCGCACCACAAATCCGATGGCGCGATGGAAAACGGGGATGCCACATGTGGCAGGGAGTGCGGACGGGACATTGCGTGATGATCCATTTGTAGGGCAGATCGGTAAGAGTGAGGATGTTGCGGTGGGGAATTTGAGGCAATTCATCGCTGACCGTAAGGTTGGTAGGAAGTTCTAATTGACAATAACGCCAAAAACCAATATACTTTAAGTTGAAAGGAGCAAATGATGGCAATAAGAGCAACGTTTAGTACAACGGCCGGTGGGGCGGTTACTTCCCCCAAGCGTAAGAAAGCTTTTCGCGGTGCAACGGTGACGCGACCGGCAGTAGCGACGGCAGCTAAGCCCAAGTCCAGGATGGGAAAGATGGCTTCGGCAGCCCTCAAGAAGGTGAAATACTAATGCCTAAGAACGACGGTTACAAAATTGGTATGAAGAACGTGTCGAATTGTGGCTTCCGCGTCGGCGGGCCAGATGATGATAATCCCCTCGGTAATGGAGAGTTGACGAAGTGGATCAAGAAGGGCGTGCATGTTGATAAGGGGATTGCCGGTGGTGACACAGTTAAGGTTGTAAGCAAGAGCGATGGCACTTGCAACGGTCCGAATACGTAAGGAGGTAAGGGAATGGCTAAGAAGTTAGCACCACGTAAAGAGAGGGAAGATCGTATTGAGAAGCTCTATAGCGCCTTCAGTGCCAAGGAAAAGCGTAAGTACTTCGGCGGTACAATTACCAAGGAACGCCGTGGTAAGAGTGCAAGCGCTGCAGCGATAGAAGATCGCATTGATCAGGAAAAGAAGCTGCGTAAAGACGCCGGGCTAAGGCGCGGGGGCAAGTAATGCCCCTTACAAAGAAAGGCACCAAAGTCCTTGCAGCGATGTCGAAGGAGTATGGGGCTAAGAAGGGTAAGCAGGTTTTTTACGCCAGCGCCAACAAAGGCACTATCAAAGGTGTGCATCCCTCAGGGAAGAAGCGCGCCAAGTAAGCTTGGAGGAGTTTATGGGGGGCGGCAAACTCCTCCTCCTGCAACGCTTCCCTCGGCGTTGTACCTCCCACCGCCCCCCACCTCACATATAGAGAGTTGAATGTCAACTTTTCAAGAAATGCTTCCAATTAAAGAACCCGTTGGTACGCCTAGCGATAGGAGCTGGGATCTACGGGTGCGTTTGTGGATGTCGCGCAGGCAGCGTGCGCAAGAACTTAAGAACTTATATGAAGCAACGTGGGTGCAGTATTGGAAGTGGTATAGGAATGAAGTAGAGAGGATGAATGATCCGGCTGATTGGTGGCGCAGTAATGAAGCCGTGCCAACGCCGTTTAAGATCGTCGAGACACTCCTTCCCCGCTATATCATGGGCATGTTCGATAGCCCTGATTATTTTACTGTTGAAAGCCGTAATAGGCGTAATGAGATGTACGAGCATCTCATCTATAATCTTTTGCGCCAAGTGATGGAAGAGATGGCTATATTTCCGAAGTTGTATGAAGCGATGCGTTATGCAACAGTGATGGGCCATGCTTGGGGTAAGATGACTTGGCGCGAGGAGTACAGTGAACGTCAGGTGATGGAGCCCGTCGAATTGACCATTCGTGAGGCTGCGCAAGAGATGTTTGGGGATGAGGGGTTGGCTGAAGTTACAGATATGTACGGGCCTGAGATGCTCGATCAGCCTTCGGGGCAGATGGGACTGCGCGCTACGATTAGAGAGGAAGAAGATTTCAACGGCCCCGATTTCGACTGGCGTACACTCGACCGCATCTTCCCTGACCCCACCGGCCGTATGAGGTGGGTGATAGAAGAGATCGACACTACCATTGAGGAGCTGCGCGAAATTCAAGACCAGATGAAGGTCTATGATCAAACTGCAATTGATGCGCTGAGTTATGACATCGCTACATCCAACAACTACATGAAAGGGATGTATGGGGGGTTGGATAACTTGGGTGATGCGCGCAGTGGCACCTCGGCCGGTGTTAGCGTCGAATATAGCCGTGAGCCCGAAAGCACAGAAGGTATACCGGATTGGATAACGTCCAACATGCGCGAAGGCGTAGGGGTGAAGTTGTGGCAATGTTGGGGATGGGTGCCGCCACACTTACGCACCAACGACAGTGCTGCGTGGCGCTTGACGGTGATAGCTGAAGGTAAGTGGGTGTTGAGGGATGACCCCGCACCTACGCCTGACGGCCGCCCACCTTACTTCCCTATCAAGTCCATTGCTCTGCCCGGCGTGCTTTACGGTGATAGCATTCTACGTTATGTAGGGCCGCTAGCTGATCAACAAACTCGCCTCGCTAACATGCGTTTGGATGAAGTTTACCTTGGTGTGTGGCAGCAATATCTCTTCCGTAAGAATAGTGTTGTGAGCGACAACGCAATGTTGATGCAACCGGGTGGGGCGATTGAAGTGAACCCCGAGCCAACGCAAAGCATCACTGACACCTTCATGGTCCTTCCGCGCAGGGATGTATTGCCTAGCGTGTGGCAAGAAGACACCTATAGGCAAACGCAAGCCGAGCACGTTGCAGCCGCTACTGACATCATCCAAGGCGTTGGCAGCGGTGATAGGACTACCGCTACCGAAATTGAACGTCAACTCCAACAAGGCAACGCGCGCCACATCCTCCAAGTGATGTGGAACGATTATACGGTGTTGAAGGAAGTGTTGACGCGCACCTTTAAGTTGCTGCAAATGCGCCTCACCGCGCCAAAGATGACCAAGATCTATGGTGATGAGTACGGTGAGATCACGCTGCAAGACATCCAGATGCCCGTCGATATCACTGTTGGCGGCGGGATATTTGCTCTAAGTAAAGAAAACCGTGTACAGATGGACATGGAGCTTGTAGAGATGCTTCGTGACCCCGAGCTAAAGCAATGGTTCAAAGTAGATGCGGTGCTCAAGAAGTGGATGGTTGATAGAGGATGGAAGCACCCCGAAAGCTACTTGATCACGCAGGAGGATATGTATGCTCAAAACTACGCTCTTGGGATGGCTCAAGCAGCTAGTCAGTTTGCCCAGCAGGACTTTGCAAGCGCTGGTGGCGCAATGGCACCACAGGCGGGAGCAGGTGCGCCAGGCGAGGGTGGGGCGCCACAAGCTGAAGGTGCGCAAGGCCAAGGTGGCCCGCCAAACGGCGCGTCAAAACCAGGGATGCCCGAGATGCCGTATCCAGGGAATGCGGCTAGCGTGGTTGGATCGCCACTTGCAAGCGGCCAAACTCCATCCGCTGCTGTCTAAAAACAATGAGTGGGGGAAGTTTGCCGATATAGCTTACAAAAGCACCCAATATCGTGATTTAGAGCACCTCGGCGCGTGGAAGGACTTTATGCATACCATCGCCCAGGTGCGCTTGGGGATGCAAAACAACCTTATACGTAGTGGTGGGATGGATAAGGAAGGGCGAGATCATAGTGATGAGCTGCGCGCCGTCATCCACACCTTAGATGTTATTTTGGGCCACGTTCCAGCTATACATGCGGAGTTCGAGCGCCAAGAAAAACTCCTCGAACAACAACAAAACAAGCTCCCAACGCCCCCCGCGATGTGGAGAGCTTGACAATAACGTAAAAACTTACAATACTTTCATTTGTACAGTAACCCTCACGCGGTCTAGCAGCTAAGTGCGGGTGAATTACCGGCTCCACACCCGGCTAAGTGTGGAAACCCCACCGCCGCCAAGCGGGCGCTCTAGCAGGCGCTAATGTAACGGCAGCGGCACGGTCTAACAGCCAAGGAGGTCAGTATGGACACGAGTAAAGTCGAGAGAATCGACTTCCCTGAGAACATCAGTGATGACGACATTGCGCAATTCAGGAACATGGATCAGGGCGGCCTGCAAGAGTTCATGAACGGCGACAGTAACCGGCATCAAGAAGGTGGAAGGCACGACTTAAATCCGCGTGGTCTTTCAAGTGAAGACTTTGCTACGCAGCAACAAAACGTTGTTGAGCAACAGCAATGGAATGACTTGAGCCAGTCGGAGAATATGTTTGCGCCGCAGCAGAACTCGCAAAGTGAAGCTGCTGATTGGAAGAAGCTGTATGGGCGTGAGGCTAACGAGAAGGGTGAGCTAAGGCGTCACCTCAACGAAGCAATCACACGCATCCAACAACTTGAACAGCAGCAACAGTTTGCAACGCAGCTCGCCACAATGCCCCCTCCACCGCAGTTCTTCGGTGTCCAACCACAGCAGCAACAGCAACAGCCACAATATAACGGTGGATATGCTCAAGCGCAGCCAAATCCCTTCGTCAACCTCCCATCAATTATTGGTAAAGGGGATGACGAGATGCTGCTTGCAAGCGACGTAGACAAGGCCATCAAGGAAAAGGTTGCACCTTACCTTGAGGCTGTAGCGTGGAAAGCCCAACAAGCTGAAGCGCAAGCGCTCGCTGTACACCAACGCCTTTTTGAGAGTCAAAAGCTTTCGATGGGCCTCACGCCTCAAGTAGAGATGCAAGTTCTTGCCTCGAAGCCGTGGTTGAGAAATGTACAAGATCCCTCAAGTTACTTAGGGGCGATGCAAGCAGAAGTTAACGCGCTGAAAGCGGTCCAGCAAGCTCAAGCACAAGCTGAAGCTCAGCAGCACTTCGCACCCCCAACGCCGCAGCAACCAAACGTTGCCCAACAAGCGTTGCGTCGTCGCACATTTATTGAGCGCGGTGGTAGTGCCCAGCCTGAGCAAAACAGCCGAAGTGCCGAGCAGATGTGGCAAGCTGAATGGGCCAAGTCGCTCGCGATGCCTTACGGGTCGCCAGAGCGCAGTGTGCGCCAGAAGCAGTTGCTCGAAATGCGTGGAATGAATCAAGTAAGTGGATACAGAGACCCTAGTATCCTTTCACGTTAATTGATCGTTTGATTTTGTAAAGGAGAAATAGTATGGCGAGTCCTACTATTACTACCGGCCTTACAGCGTTCATCCCTTCTTATTGGGACACGCTCTTCGGCGAAAACCTCTATCCGAACTTGTACTTGTATGCCTTCGGCAGCAAGCGAGCGTTGCCGCGTAATTTCGGCACGTCGGTAAAGGTTCCGCGTTTGAAGAAGCAGAACATCGTAGCGGCCGTGGCCAGTGAAGGTGTCGCAATCGGCACCTGCCCTCTTAGCGCTCAGTTTGTGAGCGGCGTCCTCAAGCAATTTGCGGGCGCTTACAAGCACTCCGACGTTGTGGTTATGACCGCCCTCAGCGATGTGATTGAGTTGTCTCTACGGGACATCGCACGTGACATCGCTCGTAGGATGGACACCCACATCCGCGACCAGATCAGTGGCGCGGGCGTGTTCGTTGGTGGTGGTCGCGCTGCTAGCGGTTCCGTCGCTACAGCCTCTATCCTCAAGGGCAGTGACATACTTCGTGCGGCAGTGCTTCTTGATAGCTTTGACAACCCCCGTCCTCCCGACGGCCTTTACCCGGTGCTCACGCACCCCCTTGCTGTTTACGACCTCCAAGCCTCGCTCACCGGCAATAGCTGGTTGGAAGTAAATAAGTACGGTGATGCTCAGACGGTGGGTAATATCTACCGTGGTGAGATGGGTAGATTTTTTGGTGCCCGCGTCATAACGTCAAGCAACGCAAAGCGCCTCGTGGCAATTGGTGGAATGAGCGCTCAAGCTAGCGGTTATCGTTCCTTCATGTTCGCCCCTGATGCGTTTTATGTAACTGAAATCAGTGACATGACCGCTAAGACCTTCGTGAAGCAACTTGGTAGTGCGGGAGCAGCAGACCCCGTGAACCAGTTTGCAACCGTTGGTGCTAAGGTCTTCTTCACTGCTTTCTCTTCTGTGCCGAGCGGTGGCCCTGAAAACAGGATCGCACGCATCGTTCACGGAAGCAGCGTAAGCTAACCATAGCTTAGAAGGAGAACTACTATGGCTGGACTAAGACTTCCCGGTAAGCCGATTGTTAACGACTACCCGGTGGCTAGTGTAAACGTCCCGGCGATGAGCACGGGCACGGTTGATAACCAACCGAACGTTACGCCTAAGAATGGGGCTGGCGAAGCCCCTGGAGCTGGCTGCTAACGCCATTCACTAGCTTTATTTGCTGAGCAGGGGTGGCAGGGCAACTTGTCACCCCTTCTTTTTTTTTGTAGCACTTGACACCCCCGATGCATAGTGTTATACTCAATCATGAGTCCTAACTAACGGAGGTGCCAACATATGCGTTGGTTCACCCGCAAAGCAACAACCACAGATGTTTTTTGCGCTGTCAAAGCGCTTGAGAGGTGGCTCATGGCTACAGCACAGGAATTTAGGGATGCGTTCATTGAATTGCGTGCTACGAACGCAAAAATCCTTGCCGACATCCAGCGCGTGTTGGATGCGCAAGACGGTGGCGGGATGAGCGCTGCTGAGGAAACGGAGCTTTTGGCTGAACTTCAGACCATCGTGGATGAAGCAAAGGCCATCGACGCCGTTGTTCCTGAGCCAGGTACTTGACACGAGCAGGGGGTAGTGGTATATTACCCCCTGCACACACGATGCGGCCAGGTGAACTGGTGGACACGCACGGCTCATAACCGTGACATGGTGGGTTTGATTCCCACGGCCGCTACCAACATTGCAGATAGATGAACTAATTAGGAGTGGCGCGCGATACATGCGGTGAGTTGCCACGCTTTCAACGTGGAGATGCGGGGTTCGACTCCCCGGCGCGCTACCAACGCACGCACGCACGAGAGGTTGACGTGAGAGAGCTAACTACGACCTCCAACAGAACGTTGTATAATAGGTTGTACAAAAGAGAGCTGGAGCACACGGGTAAGATACGTTGTGGCTGGTGCAAGTATCACCGCAACGAGAATGCCACGTACAGACCTCGCAAGAGCTGGAAAGATACTAGAGATAGGCAATATTTGACAGTGGGGAAGTAGTATAACGGGATTACCCTCGGTTTGCACCCGAGCGATGAGAGTTCGATTCTCTCCTTTTCCACCACAAAGATTTGAGCGGTCAAGACGTAACTGGTAAGCGGGCATAGCTCAATGGTAGAGCACTAGGCTTCCACCCTTGTGATGAGAGTTCGATTCTCTCTGCCCGCTCCACAGGAGCGCTATGGTTACAGGTGGATCACAATATGAGATTTACGGTAAGACGCATTATGAACGTAATGCCGATGATTATAAGTGTAGAGCAAAGAAACGTAAGCTTAGGATTATTAAATTTCTTAGAAGAGTCAAGCATAACGCGGGATGTGCGGATTGCAGTATTAAAGATCCGATAGTTTTAGACTTCGATCATATTGGAGCTAAAACGATTAACCCGGCTAGCATAGTGAATGTTGGTTGGGGGTTCGATAGAATAAAGAAAGAATTGAGAAACTGTGAGGTAGTTTGTTCTAACTGCCATAGACGCAGAACATATGCTAGAAGATCGGCAAGTGGTGTTAGTAGGTAGCACGCCACACTGAAGATGTGGAGGGTACGATTCGAGTTCGTACTTGCCGACCACAAGTTTAGATCGCCAAGTGATGCAATTGGCAGACATGCTAAGCTCAAACCTTAGCTCTTGTGAGTTCGAGTCTCACCTTGGCGACCACCGCGATGATGTGTTAGAATGGGAGTATGGTGAAATGGCAGACACGGCAGTCTTAGAAACTGTTGCCCCAAAAGGGTTTGAAGGTTCAAGTCCTTCTGCTCCCACCACTTTTAGAGAAGAGATTTTTTGGGCTGCGGGACTTTTTGATGGAGAGGGGTCGATTTTTACACAACGTTGTTTAAAGAGGGGCAAAGAATATCCGTATCCTAGAGCCGCTCTTAAAATGTCAGACAAGGACAGTGTAGATCGCTTTGAAAGAATCGTTGGTTTTGGTAATAGAAGAGTAGACTCTGATCGTAAGGCCGGTTACAAAAAGATGTATGTGTGGTATGTCGGCGGATTTGAGAAAGTACAAGCATTAATAGCCCTTTTATGGGGAGGGTTAAATAAGCGTAGAAGGGAGAAGGCTACAAAAGTTTTACTAGAATTTATGGAATATAAAGGAGTTGCTGTGAAAAAGAAGATCGAGCCCGACGGCGGTAAAGAAAGTCCTAAAGGCACGGTGAAGTTTGGTAAGATCAAGCGCATTGAAACCAAACCTAAGGCTAAGAAGACTGCTAAAGACAAGATGCGTATTGCTTAAAATCACGGTACCGTAGCTTAATTGGTAGAGCATCACACTGTCACTGTGAAAGGTGAGAGTTCAAGTCTCTTCGGTACCGCCACCTAGATGCGCCTGTGGTGAAATGGAAATATCACGCAACGCTACGAACGTTGAAGTTGTGGGTTCGAGTCCTACCAGGCGTACCACCCCACCTTGTGACCATGATAGGTGTGAGGTAGGGGGATGTGGGTGTTGGTGTCACGAAGATTAAAAAGGCGTGTTAGACCACTATGGATGTGGGCTTGGCTGTAACCCAAGCCTTCCACAAGGGAGCGTTAGGGTTCGATTCCCTAGCACGCCACCACACAAGGGTGTGATGTAACGGTAGCATAACTGGCTCTGACCCAGTTAGCCAAGGTTCGAATCCTTGCGCCCTTGCCACCAAGGAGGTTGAAGTGAGGAAGTTAGTTGTAGCGATAGCGTTGGTAGTGGCTATTGTTGGAGCAACCACGGCGTGGGGTGAGAGTATTACAAATGGCTACTGCGGGTTTGCTCACATCCAAGAGAGTGGGAGTTGCCAAGGCGGCGAGTGGATTGTCTGCACTACCACCTTCAGCAGCATGGCAACAAGTAGAGGGTGGATTTGTATTGTACACACTGGCTGTAAAGCAGTTGCTTCATGTGAAGATGTTGCTTCGAAGTAATTAGTGCTTCCATATGTCAAAGGTAGACGGCGACGTTGCCAACGTCACGATGCGAGTTCGAGTCTCGCTGGAAGCTCCACCTCGATTGGTGTAATGGCAGCACGAGCGGCCGATCACCGCTTAGTAAGCGTTCAAGTCGTTTATCGAGGACCACATTGGGCGTTAGTTCAATGGTAGAACGCAAGACTTTGGATCTTGCTACGTGGGTTCGATTCCTACACGCCCTGCCACAAAATTTAACGCGCGCGAGGTGTAGTGGATGCACACGTGCCTTGGGAGCATGGGGAGCGGTTCGATTCCGACGTGCGCGACCACTAAGACAATTTGGGGAGAGTCTGAAGCTGGGCTTCATCCCGTCTGCTAAATGGGACTACTGTGAAAGGTAGCAGTTCGATTCTGCGGCTCTCCGCCACCCACGTTAACTTCCCCATCCCTTACCCCGTCTGTACAGGTGTCACGGGCAAGTATTTTGTTGACACCAACGGCCAAGAGTGGTATATTTGGGGCGCAGATCGTAGGCATAACATTTTGTTTGTAAGTAGAAGGTGCCGACCAACGGCGGTCGAACGGTCTTGAAAACCGTGGTACGGTGATGAATCGTAGGGGTTCGATTCCTCCACCTTCTGCCAACGTGGCCAGGTGACGGCAATTAGGTAGACCTACCGCACTTAAAATGCGGTGTATGTGGGTTCGATCCCCACCCTGGCTACCACATATTGATAACGTGCTACCTAAGCAAACCGGTGTAGGCAACCGCCTGTTAAGCGATGATAGCAAGGTTCGACTCCTTGAGGTAGCGCCACACAAGGCCCTGTACGGCAATAGTGAGGTCTGCAAAACCTCAAACGTGGGTTCGACTCCCACCAGGGCTTCCACACGCTCGCCAGCACAGGTGTGCAGGAGGGCCTTATAAGCCCTTGCGCCAGATTAGCGTTCACGGCAGGGATCGATACCCTGGGCGAGTACCACATGCACCACAGGTCCGACTGGGCAGGCGGCATTCTTACAAAGTGCTTGAGCGGGGTTCGATTCCTCGGTGGTGTACCACAAAATTTAGCTGTCGCCACTTGACGCAAACAGGTAGACGTGCTACATTGAGAGTGTAGATTATACTGGTTCGAATCCAGTAGTGGCGACCAACGTGGACCTCGGGCCGGATGGAGAGGCAGTTGGCTCTTAACCAACTCGCATAGGGTTCGATTCCCTAGGGGTTCACCACAAGGAGAAGGTAATGGACACCATCATAGATCGTCAATGGTACGACGGTAATGCCAAGCCGATTGACGATATCCAAGCGATGGTGGCCTCACTCGTCACTGACAGCGATCAGATGGTCAGGATTGGCACTGATGCGCAGCGCATTGGCCGGGGCGTTGACTTCGTAACGGTGGTAGTGGTTTACAAGGAGCGTAAGGGCGGGAGGATGTTCTACTGCCGTACACGAGCATCACGGACCGACTTGACGTTGTGGGAGAAGTTAAGTCATGAAACATGGTACAGCCTCGAAACTGCGATGGCGCTTGAGGGTGTGGTGCCGTTTGGCAAAGATCAGATTGAAGTTCATGCAGATGCTAACCCTGACTCGCAATATGCATCTAATAATTTTGTGAGGCAAATTGCGGGGATGATTATGGGGCAAGGGTTTAGGGCTGTGCTTAAACCTAACGCGTGGGTAAGTTCACACGCCGCTGACCACCTGGTGAAGAACAAGCACCTCAGTGGGCGCGAACGTAGGGCTTATAGGCGTGGGGCTAAGAGGATTGCTTAAAATGTGGGCCTGTCCAGCCGGGCTGGCTTGGGGCTTTTAACCCCAAAGGCAGTGTTCGACTCACTGTGGGCTCACCACAAACTAAACGGGGGAGTTATTCAAGGTGGCGGCCTAAAGAAGTCGCATAAATCCTGGATTAGCTCCCCCGCCGGTGCCGCACTCGCGTAACGGTAGCGCACCTCCCTTGTAAGGAGGGTGTAGTGGTTCGAATCCACTGTGTGGCTCCACCAAAACTTGACGCTCCTGTAAGCTAATGGTAGACTGCATCTTTGGTAAGGATGAAGTCAGGGTTCGATTCCCTGTAGGAGCACCATCACCGACATCCCCTTGTGGTGTAATGGACAACGCACTAGTTTCCTAAACTTGAGATCAAGGTTCAATTCCTTGCAGGGGGACCAATAGATTGAGCAGGAGCGCGATACAGGAGTGGGTGAGGGTGAATACTTGGGGGGCGAGGGTGATTGTTGACCTCGGTTTTGGGCCAGGGGATATGCTCGCTAACGCTTATCCCCAGGCGCGCAAGATTGGCCTCGACATTTACCCCGATGCAGTTAGTAACGCATCACCTGACATCGAAGCGCACAGGATGGATATGCGCTCTTGGTGGGAGGCGGTTGGTGACAGTGAGTGTGATGTAGCGATGTTGATCGATACGTTGGAGCATGTCAACAAAGCCGATGGCGAGGCGTTGTTGAGATCTTTGCAGCGAAGTTTCAACAAGATCTTGATCTTTACACCATCAGGTTTTGTAGCCCAAGCTGCCCACAGTGGTAATAGCTACCAGGAGCACCTCAGTGGGTGGACGAAGGAAGAGCTTGAAAATTTTGGATTTGAAGTAGTAGAACTCCCCATGTTTCATAGCGGGAAATATGGAGCGTTGTTAGCGATCTGGCTGCGCCCAGGCGGCGACCGGCACTCGTAACGCTGGTCAGGACGTTTCAATTACGTCGCGTAGCTCCACATGGCGTTGGTAGCTTAGTGGTAAAGTCGGCGGCTGTGAACCGCTTCACGCGAGTTCGATTCTCGCCCATCGCCCCAAATGCCCCCTTCGTCTAACGGACTAAGGCACAGCGCTTCTAACGCTGGAATAGAGGTTCGATTCCTCTAGGGGGTACCACATAAAAGGAGGAGATGAGGGATGTTTAAGAAAAAGAAAGTTAAGTTGGTGTCGAAGGAGGGGGAAGTGGTTGAGGCTAATGTTCCCGCTACCCCTCCTCCCATCTACAAAGATCTTACAGTTGATATAGTAGATCAAGTGAAAGAGAGGGTGATTGAGGTCAAGGATGGCCAGATTATTATAAAGGGGCGTGATTTATTTGTTAAACGTTCGGATGGGGATATCATTGGTGACAGGGCAAAGAACTTGACCATACAGTATATAAGCCCACAACATACGGCTAGCAGCTACGCCTACTATTCCCCCATCCCCCTAAAAACCCGCCAAGAAGTTGAACTACTAATTGACGCTCTTTGGCAGTTTAAGCAAAGATTTCTATCGAAGTAAGGTTGTTGCGCGCGCACCCCGACGCTGGGCGTTAAGCGGTCTCCAAAACCGCCAAGTAGGGTTCGATTCCTTAGGGGTGTGCCATTGAGGAGGAAAGATGTCACTTGTTTATGAGGGAAAGCCTTCACCTGAGTCGTTGATGCTTCAACAATGGTGCCTTCAAATCCAGAAGGATATTGAGCTGCGGGTAAAGACTTTGGTTGAGGAAAATCTAAGCAAAATCGTGGCCGAAGAGATAACTAAGTTTGCCTTTCGTATCCACGACACCGTGTCGATTATGAGAGACGATCCTCGAAGGCTCGTTATCACCATCCATAAAGATGGCACGTTCTAATGTATCCACTGCCTAACTTATATCGTTATCAAGGCTCATTTATTTGGAGCGACTTCGCCCACCTAGTTAAGCGTGCTGCCCTCCCCCACACCGCCGTGCGCTTTGCTGGCCCCGTCAACTCACTCCCTGATGTTTGCACAGTGATGGATTACAATCAACCTTTACGCAAAGGCAGGACGAATACCGCCCACGAGTATTGGCTTGATTGGGGCCGTGATAGTGTTGTGGTGAACGTTGCATGGTTGGAAGGTGAAGTACCCCTATTTGGATGGGCGGGGGGCGACATCGTTAAAGTCAACGGTATTGAGGTACCCAAGGTAAGGCCTGCGCGCGGCGTCATTAACGCACTTGAAATTTTAGCAAATGATGGTATAATAGATGTTGAAGATATTGACGTTAAGCAACTACTTGAGCTGAGGAGGAGATAGTGTTAAGTTTGAATGAGAAATATCCGCACATCTCAGCTATCGTCAATTGCCACAACCATCCCAAAACCCCTAGACTTTTGAAGCGTGCCCTCGACAGCATTGCGGCACAACAGCTCAACCCCGACCTGCGTTGGGAAGTGGTCGTGGTGTGCGATGGCAAGCCTGACGACGCCATCGTGGAGGTTGTGAAGGGCTTTAGTGATGAAGATGATAATTTTGTTGTAGCCAGTGGCACCCGTCCTCACCTTACCTTTTTTGGAACGGATGAAGCCTCTGGCTACCAATGTTACCCCAAGAACACCGCTATTGTACATCAAAGTAAGGGGGAGTATATTTCCTTTCTTGATTATGATAACGAGTGGACGCCTCAACATCTCCAAGTTCTTTACGATGCGATGATTGAGGGTGTGGTGTGGCCTGATTTTACGTACGGTAGGCGTAAGTACGTTGTTGACGGTGAGTGCGATAGTACTGTCAAATTACCTGGCGGGCAAGAAGTCACCCTCGCTGAACGCGAGACACCGTTGATTGAGTGGACCAACGAAGCAGTGCAAATGCTTGCCCACGGCCCGATGTACAACTTCGTCGATACATCCGACTTCATGATCGCCAGGGGGGCATTGTGGCGCTTGCAAGTCGCTACGGGACGTTTGTGGAATGAGGAGATGAGGAGGTTTGCTGATTGGGAGTTGATAACGCGGGGTGCTCACTTTGCGGGGCTGAGGGGGAAGGCTGTGGATGCGGTAGTGCAAATCTACCACTGGCACGGTGATAATGTGCAACTGACAAGGGCTGCCACCGAAGAGCCCCAAAAGAAGAGTGTGCTATGAAAAAAGTCCTCGCATTTATGATCACGCGCGCCAGCACCCCTCAACGCCTAGCGCTATTTCGCTCAACAGTAGAGCAGATGTACGCCACCGCTGGTTGCGCATTTGACCTAACCATCCACACCCTTACTAAGGAAGCTCATGAGGTAGTTTTACCTAAGGGTGATTGGGTTATAGTCCAACACTTAGAAAACGTCGGCCAACACGTCATTACCAATGAGATGATCAAGTACGCCGAGGATAACGGCTACGATTACCTGTTGCGCGTTGACGACGATATCAAATTCCTCACCAAGCGCTGGTTGGTGAAGATGCTCGACGCCGCTGACAAGTTAGGGCCAACGTTCATCATCTCCCCTACAGTGCTGGGGTTGGGCAACCCACCCGAGGCAACCGAGGTGGTGGAGAAGGATGGCATAGCCATAAGGGTGTTGGTGAGTGCTATCGGTGGCATATGTCGCCTCCATGACGTTAAAACGCTAACTGACCCCACAATGGCCTACGTCAGTGACGTACGCCTCCCGCTTGGAAGTGGGGATGCGACGGGCATAGCGAAGTGGGCGCACGCCCGGCAAGCAGCGGGTGAGCATTGCTGGATGGTTTATTTGGCTAATGTGCGCGTGAAGCACGCCCTTGGCACACAAGGGCAAATAATGGAAGACCCAAAGTATCACTCGGTGCATGGACTATTTCAAGTGATGCCTTATATACCGGCATGGAGGGGGGAATGAAGTTAGCATTCATCAACACCTGGTTTGGCGGAGGAGTGCATCACATCTCCTTCCCCATCGCCAACGCCCTACGCGACATGGGCCACGAGGTTGACTACCTCACCATGCGCCAGATCGACCTCGATCCATCATTCGACAAATCAATGGATAAGTACGATTTAGTGCATTTCAACTACTTCGCAAATATCCAATTTTTCGCTCGTGCTATCGAAGTCCCGTTTACAGTGGGTGTACACCATATTGCGGAGCACGCGCTGGAGCGGGATGCTAATTTATTGCGTATCGTCAGCCCCCGCGCGATCATCGTCCCCGAACCCCACCCTGCGCGCCAACTTGGACATTTTAACATCACCAACTGCAAGATCATCCCTTACGCCTTCGACCACTCACGCTTCCACAAAATGCCTTTCCCCGAGGAGTTCGCGGTAGGTTATTTGGGGTGTGACAGCAGCGGCAAGCGCTTCCACATCATCGAGGAGGCGTGTAAGTTAGCTGGTGTGAAGTGTGTTGGTATGGATCGTAATACGAGGAATGAAGAAGAAGGATATAAGCCCGACGAAGATATACTCAACTTCTATAGCCAGATCAGTTGTTACGTCGTGGCGGGGTTTAATGACGGCGGCCCTCTACCTCCACAAGAGGCGTTGTTGTGCGGCAGGCCCGTTATCAGCACGCGCGTAGGCATGATGCCTATGGTGATCAAAGACCATATCAATGGTTTATTTTTTGATGGCAGTGCTACCGAGCTTGCGGAGCAACTGAAGTTCATGAAGTTCAACTTCAATGCTTTCAAGCACGGCGTGGCAAATTACACCATCCTACCTCAGGTTGAAGCTACTGCCCGCGAGTACGAAAAGGTCTTTAAGCGCATCTTGGAAGATGAAGAGTGAAAACCTATACCATGTTAACTGCCACTACGCATGAAAGAAGGCCTTTCCTCAATAGGATGTTGGATTGCCTTGCCCCACAAATGGCACTCTATGGCGGTGAGGTAGAGCACATCATCCTCAGCGACGGTGGGGAAATGACCATCGGGCAAAAGATGAACAGGCTCTATGCGATGGCCACAGGTAAGTATGTGGCAGCGCTGAACGATGACGACCTCGTTCCTTCCAACTACCTCGATCTTATCCTCGATGCCGCCAAGAGCGATGCTGATGTTTTGTTTTTTCCCTTCTGGTCGGGGTATGTAAATGGTATGCAAGGGCCTGAAAACTATATGCATCGCACAACCATTAACAGGATGGAGAACGTTATCCCTGCCAAAACCGAGCTAGTGCGCAAGTACACCATATGGGATGAGTCAAGAGCGATGAGCTATAAGCAAGACAGCACGATGGCTGAATTGGTGATGAAGAACGCCGAAAGCATCCATCAAAGTGATCAAATCATCTATTACCACTTGCGCCAAAGCTCCGACACCCTTAATCATATTAGGAGTAGGATGTGAAGCGAGCAGTCATAACAGGTGCAGATGGTCAAGATGGTTCATACCTTGCTGAGCTGCTTATCTCCAAGAGATACGAGGTACATGCGCTCGTGCGCCCCGGTACGCACCCTCTCAAAAACCTCACCCCTGACACCATCACCCACCCCGATTTTCACATCATCAAAGGGGATATTAACAGCATCGACACCACAAACCGCCTCATTGATATCAAACCAGACGAGTTTTACCACCTCGCTGCCCTTAGCCACGTAGGTGACAGCTTCAACCACCCCATGCTAACGCACCAAACTAACTTCCTCTCAACGCAACGCCTCCTTGATAGGCTAAAGGACACATCGACAAAGTTTTACTTTGCTGGTAGTAGTGAGACGTTGGCTGAGGCGTGCAAGGACGGCCAAAACGCTGACCATACTTCCCCCTTTAGTGCCTACTCCCCCTACGCCGTAAGCAAGATGGCCTCACAAGAGCTGGTTAAGATCTACCGCAAAGCTTACAGCATGTTTGCTGTCAGTGGCATCTCTTTCAACCACGAGAGTCGCCGTCGTGGGCCTAACTTCGTTACACGTAAATTAGCGCTTGGTGTACGCAACTACATCGAGACAGGCGTGCCCGTGGAGATGGGCAACCCCACCGCTAAGCGCGACTGGCACCACGCCAAAGACACCATGCGCGGTGCGTGGCTCAGCCTCCAACACTTCGCCGCACAAGACTACACCTTCTGTAGCGGCACCTCTCACAGCGTCATGGACTTCGCTCGCGCCGTGTGTGATCTCTACGACGTTGAAGAAGTGGATGATGCGATTGAGTGGAAGAAGGTCGAAAAACGCCCATGGGATGTTGAATGCCTCCGTGGTAATAATTTTGAAGCTGAGGTCGTACTTGGTTGGGAAAGGGAATACGACTTCCAAGCTTTAGTAAAGGATGTGTGTGAATGTCCAAAGTAAAAAACTTCGTCGTTGATTTCGATGACCTTTGTGACGCAACAGTGGGCGAGCTTGAAGTTCTGAAGCAAATCAAAGCTCAGTACAACGACTTCAAAGTAACGCTCTTCACCATCCCTCAACGTACCTCCGACACCACCATCGCTGCCGCTAAAGCCCTCGGTGAGTGGTGCCAAATCGCCCCTCACGGTTGGTGGCACACCCGTGGCGAGTGTTATAGCTGGTCGAGTGAGGAAGCGGTTGAGAAGATCGCTGCCGCCAAGCAACGTGGCATCGACGCACCCGCCTTCCGCGCCCCTGGCTGGTTACTCGATGGTGATGTATATGTAGCTTGCCGCGAGCTTGACTACACCATCTGCAGCCACGCCATCTACCGCATCCCTAAAACAGGGGTGAAGGAGTACGTTTATAATGATGTGACGTTGCGTGGCAAAGGCACCCGCGCCATCCACGGCCACCTCACCCCCGTCAGTGGCAACTTCATCCGAGATATGGACCGCAACGGGAAGTTGACATTTGGCGAGGCTAAGCGCCGCACATTCTCATTCCCCTGGGAGGAAGGAGTTTACATTACCCAACATGAGCGATAAGCTAAAAATACTTGCAATCCACACCCAAGGTGGCGGGGTGGGGTACTACCGCCACTTCTTACCAATGGACGCCCTCAAGCGCGCCGGTCACAACGTGATGTGCCTCAAAGGCGATACGGACTTTTTCAATGACCTCGCGGGCTTGTTGGGTAAGCCGGTTGACGAGTGGCTCTACCACTACGCCGCCGACTACGATGTTGTGCATATGGGTTACACTACAACGATAGCGCACGTCGCCACCGCCGCCGCCATCCGCAACATGGCCCTGGAGAAGTACGATAAAGAACTCCCTATCATTGTTGATATCGACGATGACCCTTTCAACGTCCCTTCCTACAACACTGCTTACAAGAACTACACCCGCACAGCGCAAGCCCGTCGCGCCCTTTTGATGCACCTACGCAGCGCCGACGCCTGCACCATCTCTACCCCTCAGATCGAGGGTGTGCTAAAGACTGAAAGTCGCAACTTCAGCGTCCTCCCCAACTACTGCAACCCTGGTGATTGGACTCACTACCCCCACGACCCTCGCCGCAGCGATGACAAAGCTGTGAGGTTGATGTTCTGTGGCGGTTATGGGCACTTAGGTGACTTAGCACAGGTCGAGCAACCCCTCACCCAATTAATGGGAGAGATGGATGGTAAGGAAGGCAGACCTTTGCTTCGCCTCTTTTTCCTTGGTTGTACGCCGCCGTGGGCCGCCCAGTGGATGCCCAACTCCACCGACCCCCATGCTAACCGCGCTTTCTACATCCAACCTTGCCACTACAGCGTCTACTGGCAAGCTATCAAGTGGCTCAACCCTGACATTCTCATCGCCCCTGTGGAGATGAACCAATTCAACGAAAGCAAATCTCTCATCAAAGCCTACGACGCCGTTATTGGTGGGAGCGCCTTCGTTTGCACCGACTGGGCCACATACGGCGAAGTACCCACCGAGGGGTGCTGGAAGGTACGTGGCGACGTACAGTGGTACGAAACCCTCAAAGCCCTGGCGCTTGACCCAGCCATGCGTGCCAAGAAAGCCGCTAACCTCAAGCAATGGGTATTTGACACAAGAAACATCAACAATTATACTTATAAGTGGGAGGAAGTGTATCAACAAGCCCTCTCCCGTCCAGTTATCAAGGACATTAGCGATATCATCCGCCCACGCATCATACGCGAGGTGCAATAAGGGGCCTAAATGGCCGAAGTTACAATAAGCTCAACTTGGAAATCCGCCCAACCCGTAGCCACCAACACCCTCGTGGCGAAGGTAGCCGACCTCTACGGCCTCAGCGGTGATGACGAAGCCTCGCAACAAGCCCTCGACTGCCTCGATGAGGTGGTCAAGGAGCTTAACATGCACCTGTGGGAGTTTAATATCGTAACTACCTCAGGTTTGACCGTCGTTGCCAACACCCGCTCCATCACCCTCCCCACGCTTTTTTACAAAGAAAAGATCGGTTATTTAGTGAGTTCTGACGGCTCCAAGGACTCCCCGCTCGTTTATGTTGACTGGGCTACGTTCGAACGCCTCTACGCCTCCGAAGACCACCCCGTCTCCCCCGACACCCCTCGCGCGTACAGCGTTAAAAACCAACATCGTGAAGGCCTCGTTTATCTTGGCCCCACACCTGATGCTGGCACCGCTGCTGACAAAACTCTCACCCTCCAATACTACCGCCGCATCGAAATCCCTTCACAAGCCCAACAACTCGTTGTGCCCGAAGAGGTGGAGAACGTCATTCTCTACGGTGCTAAGAAGCGTTTTGCAATAATGATCGAAGGACCAGATAGCCCCTCCGTTGCGCGCCTCCACTTACTCGAAACCGACGTGTTGGAGAAGCTTCAAGCAATCGACCGTCGTCACCCCGACGAGGCTACTCGCTTCCGCCTTTACCCTTACGCCTCTCAACCCGCACGCGGCGATCTTTTCATAAGGATACGTTAACATGGGTGTAGCTGCAACTCCTTTTTATCATCGCCAAGGTGCGGTGGATGTGCTCAGCGGGTCTAACCTTACGCCAGGTGCAAGCCGCACCGTCGTGGTGTTGCCGCGTGGTGCGGTGGTTAATGGTGCGCAAAGCAACGTAGCGGCCATCACCGTCCGCCCCGGCCACAACATCGTCAGCGGGCAAAAGTTCATGGTCGGTACCGACGAGGCTAAGTTCTACACCGCTGGGTTGAGCGTCACCACTACCTCCATCCCCCTTGCTAGTGGCACCGCTACGGTAAGTGATGGTGATGTGTTGCTCAACTTGGGCAACGACAGTGGCACCACCTCCCCCAACTACGACACCACCACTACCCCTATCTATGCTAACTTCGCCAACTCCAGCGCCCTCACCCCATCTACCCGCACCACCTCAAGCGCTGGCAAGTACGAATACTGGTCAACTGAGATGTTTGTGTGGGAGCTAGTGCTAGATGGCAACGGCGACCCCGATACCATCATTCGTGACATCGCCCTCGCTCGACTTGAAGATGTGTTGAAGTTCGTAACTATTGCTGCTGGCCCCACAGGCACCCCTGTCTCAAGTAGCGAAGCCCAAATCTACCTCAAAGGCACCAAGTTGGTAGTGAGGTTCAACGATGGCGGTACGATAAGATATAGATACATGGAATTATCGGGAGCTACAAACCCGTCTATCTGGACCAATAGCACCTCGGAGCCCTAACTAATGCCTCCTGAACAAGCAACTCAACTCACCTTCGATGGTGGGCTCGTGGACAATCCCGACCGCTCAACCCTCACCCCTGGTGAGTTGAGCATCGCCACCGGATGCGAATATCGCGTCGGCTCGCCCGAGCTATATAAGCTACCAGGAAGAACCCGCGCAAACAGCAGTGGGCTTGGTGTGGCAATCCTTGGCCTAGAGCGCTTCCAATACGAGGAAGCGGCAGATGTCTTTGTTGTGCTTGGCGCGGATGGCAACATCTACGAAGCCACCCCTGGCACTTCGATGACCTTCACCAACAAGATGAAGGGCATTGATATGAGCAGCGGCAGTGGCTTGGATGACGCGACCATCGGTGGCACATTTAGTGGCACCAACTACACCACCTTTGATGTACAAATCGACACCACTGGCACACCTGACAAATTTAGGTGGCGCAAAAACCGTGGCGCGTGGACCACACTCGTTTCAATCACCGGCAGCGCCCAAACCCTCGCTGACGGTATCACCATCACCTTCGCTGCCACCACTGGCCACACCCTTGGCAACACGTGGTCCCTCACAGCCATCCCCGCCTTCAACACCTCCGCCCAACCGCAATTCACTTCCTTCCGTGATCGATGGGTGATGATCAATGGCGTAGAGATGCCATTCATCCGTGAGCCCGATGTTTGCCCAGGCACAGGCTCGCCGTGGCGCCCCCTTGGCATGCAACGCCCCCTCACACAACCCACCGTCGCCAACGTTGCCTCACCAGGCGCAGGCGCTACCTACCCCGGTAGCAACACCGGCGACATGACCTCACCCTCCCTGGCCATCGACGACAACTCCCTCACTTATGGCTACATGCAGCGTGTATCAACCTCCCCCGGTACCTCCACCCACACCTTCACGTGGTCAACCAACCTTGCCGCCTCCAACCGCAAATTAGTGGTGCTCTTCAGCGCTCTCGGTAGCGATAGTGAAATCTCCACTGTCTACGATGATCAACGCGAAACTCAATTTGGTGAAGGACGCCCTCGCCCCCCGCAAGGTGCTACCACCATCACCCCCGCTGCCGTTGCCAGCTACAAGATCGAAGTAAAGAACGCCCGTAGCGGCTTCACCGACTTCATCACCGTGCGCGAGTGGACAGCGGTTAACAAGATCGATAAACTCCAATACGCTATCAGCATCGACGACGCCGTTAACTTCAGCTCTACCAACCTCATCCTTCGTGTAACAATCACTACCGCTGCTGGCAACCCTTACGGCTCAAGCAACCAATTCAACCTCTTCGAAGCATACGTCTTCAGTGGTCGCAACACCCCTGCTGACATCCTTTACGGCATCACATACGGCTACACCGAAGTCTACGTCGATAGCCAAGGAGCGAGGCACGAGAGCGCTATCTCGCCCATCAGCTCTGAGTTACTGAACAACGACAACGGCGCTACCAATACCTATGGAGCAACTTTAACTTTACCTGCCATCCCCCAAAACCCCTTCGCCCAATCCATCGCCATCTACCGCTCTCTCGACACCGAGACAGGTGGCTACCCCTTCATGTACCTCATCACCGAGATCGAAATTGGCACCACGACGTGGGTGGATGATTATAGCAAATCACTAACAAACGCTCTCGATAAAACTGCATCATATCAATACCTCACGTTGGTATATGGTGATGGCACCGTGGCAGATGTTGAGGCCTTCACCCCACCTCCGCGCTCAACTCTCGCTGCCTTCTTCAGTGGTGCGATGGTCTACATCCCTACCAAAGGCCCTCACGTATGGTATAGTCTCCCTACAGCCAACTTCCCCGCGTGGGGCGAGGCTGTACCAACCCCTTACTACCTTACGTTTGAAACGAAACAAAACGACTCCCCCATCTCGATGCAAGTCACCAACGGCGGTAAAACCCTCGTGGTGTACTTCAACGCCTACGCCATGATTGTCAACTACCTCCCTCAGGCAAGCGACAGTGACCGCTTCGATCAACGTGTGAGGGAGTTTGTGAGTGATAAGCGCGGATGCGTCGGTCGCTTGGCATCTACCACCTTCAGCCCCAACGAAGGCTACACTGTCATGTCCGCTGCCGTCGATGACCTCGGCCTGTGGGTGACGGAAGGCATCGGTGGCTTACAAGACTGGTCACGTGATATCGACTGGGAAGGCAACTTCGGCAACGCCGACCTCACTACCGCGATCCTCGTTGATGACCCACAACTCCGCCGCCTAGAATTGATATTCAATAGCGACGGCGCGGGGACGTGGAAGCAATTCCGCATCTACTACGGCGAGGTAAAACAAAACGGCCAGCCCAAATGGCTTGGCCCCGACCCCATTGGCTTCCGTTGCGCTGCCTACGCTAACGTCGATGGCGAGTGGCAGGGTTGGACAGGTGATAAATCAAGCGGCGGGTACATCTTCAATGAACGCGTCGGCAATGAAGATCTCGCTGACGGCTACAACACTGCTGGCGACATCCCCTTCGATGCCGAGACGGGAGATATCTACCCCTACAGCCTCAAATCAAGCGGTATCATTTCCTTCATCTACCCCAAATTCGACGACAACAGCGATGCCGATGACAAAAACGTCACCCTCGTAGGCAGCTACGTCATCGACGGCCGCACGACCTCCCGCAACAAAACCACAACCATCACAAAGAGCTTCAACCTCCAGACATCCAAAAAGAAGTTAATGCGACGCTTCGCAGACCGTTTTAGACTACGTATCCAAGACATAAGTGCTACTTCCCTCCCCGGCCTCGTCGCAGCCGAAATAATGGTGCGCGAGCTAGGGGGTAAGGGAGGAGTGAGAGGAGAGTAAGTATGCAGAACGAAATCTTGGCCCTCGTTAAAACCATCACCCGCGCTGAAATCGAGCGCGAGCAACTTCAAGACCTCATCCGCCAGCTTCAAACCAAAGTGAAGGAGTTGGGTAAAGAGCTTGAGCTTGCACGCGCCACCAAACCTACGGCAACCGACCCTGAGGAATAACTAGCCATGTCCCGCCGCTTTAGGGGCTTCATGTCCATCCGTCAACCGGATGTGGGGCTTCCTCTCAAGAACGACCTTATCGAGCTAGAAAGATGGCTTAGAGCTATCGACGATAAAGTGTCGATGATGAGCGGCGATACATCGCTCTCGATCAACATCACCGACCAAGGGGGTGGGGCGCTCACCAAACACGCCTTCACCCACGCACGCGGTGGTAACGATGACCTCGGTTACTACCCAATGACGTGGCAAGACGATATCTTGCACCAACTTCGTGCCGCAAACATCGGCGAAGTCCCCCTCACAATCAAACTCGCCAGCGGCCAACTCAGCAACCTCTTCAACATCACCGACAACGATGGTGCTAAATTTTTGGAGGTAGATGACGAAGGCCGCTTTGCTCTGCAAGCCCCCACCTCCCTCGATGCGTGGGCTACTATACGCAACCCTGGCGTAGGGCAAGCGGAAGTTGAAGACCTCAACCCTGTTGCATGGTGGGCAGCCGATGACCCCCTAAACAATGGCGGAAGCTCTACTCCATCTAACGGTCAAGAAATCACCACCGACTTCACTTCATGGGCTGATATCACTGGCAACGGGCACAACCAAACCGCCGCATCTCAAAGCCCTGGCTCACGTCCAACTTGGTACAACGCCGCT